ATAGTACCTGATGAGAGTGGGTTTGTAACTTCGTAGACTTTTCCTTTGGACGGTAGACTGATTGTTTCAGTCGGCATTGTTATTTTCTCAGCCATAATCTTTATTTGTTTCTTATAAATATATACAAGTTACGTTTTTTGAAATAAAAAACCCCTCTTTTTTGGAGAGGGGCTTGATAATAATTGTAAGTTGATTAGTAGTTGAGAATGCAATAGTCCATTCCAATTCCAAGCTCGATTGTGATCGCATCTTGGTTAGACCAGTCATAAGATCCGAAGTTTGATGTCTTAACGAATGCACCTTTAATGATCCACTCCGATACAACGTCACCTACCGGTCCTAGGATTGACAAGTTCAAATCCTTCTTGTAGAAGTCAGAGTAACCGTCACGTCCTGTTACAGATTCATGTGACAAACGAATCCATTCCATTACAGCCTGCTGGCCAGAAGGAGAGATTGGATTATACAAGTTAAGAGTCATATCTTGCCACTCGGCTTTTCCTTTTATCTTACGATACACATTGATATGATCTAACTTAACTTCGTTTAGGTTGATATTCGGAGCAGTCGCGCTCTTAATCATGAATGATGGAATACCATCAATGTACATGATGAAACGGTTTTGAACTGTTGGTTCAAACGCCGTGAACATTATTTCATTTGGATCTAGAATTGGCATTTCTCTATTGTTTAATATAAATATCTGTTAGTACAAAACCTACTCTTCCTCTTCTTCGTTATCTTTGTGCGACTTTTCTAGTCTATCTAAAGCTGCTTTCAAAGCTCCGATTGTAGATTTAGGATCGTTATGTCCAAAGTGCTTAGTCAATTTGTTAACCATGTTTTTAACCACTTTATCCATTTCAGGATTTTTGCTTTCTTCCATTGTACTCTCTCCTACTTCTTCTCCCATCGTCTTCATCTTGTTGGTTGATTTAACCTCAGGAGACTTTGGAGCTTTAGGAGTCTTTGGTGTTTTTACAGCTTCTGTATAAGCACCGCCTGACATATCCATTTTTTTGGCTTCTGCAAGGACTTGTTTGCTAAGTGATTCAAATAGCTCTTTAGATAAGCGAAGTCTAACTTTTGTGTTGTTGTTCATCTGTTTATTGTTTTATCTTACTGCTGACCGAAGGTTACTCCAGTTGGTAAGATGTTGAAGTCTAATTGGATAAATTCTGCAGTTCTTGTCGGTTGTAAGTAAATAGCACCTACTAGTAAGTTTCTATCAATTACATCCGGCGTGTTATTAGTATCGTCCATTACAACTCTGAAAGAATACAAACCTTGTCTTTGTTGTACGTATTGTAGGTACGGATTAACTTGAGACAGGAACCTGTTTCTTGTAACAGCTGTGTTTTGTTCAAATACTAGTGTTTCAGCAATTTGACCAATATAACTCTTCAGTGCAATCAACAGACGTCTTACGTTTACTCTATCTAGTGCAGATGCTCTAGCTTGTAAAGTTTTCTGACCGTATATTACAGTTCCCTGTCCTGGGAATATTGCGATTGGGTTTACTTTAGCTGTGTAAAGTGTATTTCTTTGTGCGACAGTCAATCTTCTTTCTGGTTGGATTACTGTTGGAAGACCACCACGATTCAAACCTGCTGGTGCGAACCATTCTGCTGCTACTCTATCGTTGTATTGGTATACGGCTGGTACGATTGTAGAAGCTGGTACATAGTTACGTCTACCAGTTTCAGTTGATCTGATTTGTACCCATGGCCAGTATGTAGCTGCGTATGAATTATCGTATGATTGTGCTTCGGTTGTTGTAGTTGTGATTGATTGATTATATCCAACCATATCAACTACTGCAATAGCATCTCCACGACCAGCTACCATACTAAGCACTGCGCTTACTTGACTAGGAGCATTTTGGCTTGATATACCAGGTGCGTAGATTGAATCGAAAGCGTATGCGTCAGTGTTACCAAGCAAGTTAATTGCTGTATCGTAGCTTGTTGCAAATACTCCTTGTGTATTCAAAGCTGCTGTCGTAGCCGGTACAGTTGGAATCTCTTCGTACATGTTCAACGGCTCGATATTGTAGCAACCGTACAAGGCACCTACTGCTCCACCAAATGATCCGTTATAAGATCCACTACCGTTTACTGGAATTGAGCTTGTGTATTCAACTTTCGCTCTTCCTCTAGAATCTAGGTAATTAGGAGTTGGTGTGTTTACTGCTTTAACTCTTATGTAGTTAGATGCGTTAGGATAGCTACCAGTTGTTTGTAGGTATGCTTGACCACTCTCATCTGTTAGTACAGTTTGAGTTTGATCACCAATTACGTATGCTATGTAGTTATTTTGGTTTGGATCCAACGACAAGTTAGTCCAAGTTTCAAGTACAGTTTGAGATGCATTATAGTCATCACCTCTTCTAACAAGAAGTGTGAAGTATCCAGTTGCTGTATCAGCTTGTGTAATCTGCCATCTAACGTTTGAAGATGAACCTGATGGTAGTAATCCGTTAGTAGCAAATAATGCGTCACCGCTGTTATTCATGATCTCACCGACAGATAAAGTTTCTAGCTCAAAGCTAGCTGTTGGTTCAATACCACCACCAAAGTTTGTAGTTACTGATCCTGTTCTAAAAGCGAAGCTGTTACCAGCTGAGCCTGGAATTACGGATGTAAGGTTTAGAGTTGTGCTTGATGCAGCCGCTCTTACGTAGAAACTTGTAACTAGTGATTGGATCTTACTTGCAATGTTATTTACTGTATCTGCAGCAGATGATCCTCTTACAACGTAATATGTTGGTGCAGAGTCTACTTGAGTTGTACTAGATGTAACATAGAATAGACCTGTTATTGATCCGGTTAACTGGAAAGTTGCACCGTCAGCAAACGTTGGTGTTAAACTAGCTGTCGCATATGCTACTGTGTTATTTGGAATACTTGCAGTTGCCGGTAAGTATGATCCACTAGCAACTCTTGTTACAAGCAATGACTCACCTCCTTGTTGGAAGTAGTTATAAGCTGCTTGCGATGTTAAGTACTCCCAAGTAATTCCTCCTGAAATGAAGGTTGTACCAAACTTAGCTCTGTACTGCGAGTAGCTAGTTACAAGAGTTGGAATGTTTGGTTTACCCACTACAGTAGGTCCTATCAAAGCTGCGCCAACTGCAATTGGCCCTGCTGTTATTTGAGATTGGTCGTTTTCTCTTAAGAATACGCCTGGTGAGATTAGTGCTTCTGCCATTTTAATGATTTGTTTCTGCTAATAAATAGCGGGTGATACTGGCAAAACCTAATTTATTATTATGCTGTGATTTAGCTCGTCTTGATTGGGGTAATTTCACCTGTTTCAACATTTATAGATCCGTCTCCGTATTTCTCTCCTAATGTTTTCATAAACTTCTGCTGATCTTCAGTTGAAGTCTTAACCGCTTGTTTTACCTTCTCTAGCTCTAGCTCAATTAGTGTTTTTTGATAATTTAGCTCTCCTAGGATAGAAGCTAGTTGAGTTGCTTCTGATCTGTAACCTTTAAATTCTTGTAACTCTTCTGCTGTAAGTTGTTGGTTCATTATACTTTATTTTTTGGTTTTGTAACTTTTGGCTTTTTGGTTGCTTTCATCGTTTTCTTTGGAGCATTCTCCATTGTTAGTTCTGGACCGTCTACTTTTGGCTCCTCTAGTTCGATTTGTGGTTGAGTTGTGATCGGTGTACTTTGCGGTACTGATCCAGTGCTGTTAGTTGTTGGATGTGCTACTTTTTTAGGACGAAGAACTATTACTCCGGTAACTACTGCGCAAATTAAAGCAATGATAAGCATTTTCTTTTTCAGTTTTATAAATATAAATAGATAGTATTTTCGATAAACAATATAGCTCGTTAGAAACTTACTATAATTACTAATCCATCCCCTCCTTTACCTCCAGTACCACTACCACCAGTTCCGGTTCCATTACCACCACCACCGCAACCGTATGCTCCGTTTCCACCATTACCTCCAACTCCGGATGCGTTATATCCTCCTCCCATTCCTCCGGTCCCAAACATCGGTTTCCAAGACCAATACCCATCATCACCCTTTCCTCCGGTTGTATTGTTTCCACCGTTTAGTGCAGGTACTACTGTTGTACCTAAATTTATACTTGCGTAGTTTGCCGGTGGTGCTCCGTTTTGACCTCCGTTTGCTCCACCCATAGTAATGCTTGAAGCTAGTGGGGATGTTCCTCCTGCTGGACCTGCTGTTGCTACGAAGGTTCCTAAGCTTAGTAATACGGCGTTTGTAGCACTTGCTGCTGTTTCACCGTTTGGAGTACCACCTGTCCCAGCTGCCGCTGCTCCAGATGTACACACTAGGTTGATGACTGCTGCTGAGCTTGGTGTTAGTGATACGAAGCTTTTGTTGCCGATCGTTGATGCCGCACCACCTGGTCCAGGCTGGACGTATAGAATATCAGGCAGTACGTTAGCTTGGAATAGCGCTCTCACCACTCCACCAGCCCCTGCCCCGTTTCCACCTCCACCGCCAGCTGCTCCACCAATACACATCATCCAAATAAACTTACAGTTTCTTGGTTTATTCCAAGTTTGCCAAGCTGTTGTACCGGCTGTATAGAATGTCTTTACATTATCTTGCTGTCCAGGTATGTTAAATATGTCTAGCATATTATTAAAAACTTGTTGTTATGATTATTAATCCATCTCCACCCCTTCCACCGTTTCCAGCTGTACCTGTTTGAGCACTTCCACCACCACCGCCACCGCAACCGTATGCTCCGTTTCCTCCTCTGCCACCTGCTCCTGTTCCTCCAGATGCAATACCTCCTCCTCCAGCCCCTGCTGTAAATCCTAATATTGGTTTATACAACACGACTCCGTTAGCTCCATTTCCTGCGTTATTTGCTCCTGTACCTCCAGTTCCTCCTGCTATTGTTGGGAATGGACCTGCTGTTCCTAATGAACCTCCAGAAGCTGTTCCTCCTCCTCCTGTTCCACCTGTGAGGATGTTAGCTATTGTTACTCCACCACCTCCACCTTGCCCGTTTGTTGTTGTTTGAGTTAAGAAGGTTCCTAAATTTAAGAATATAGCATTTGCTACACTTGCAACGGTTTCACTAGCACCTCCAGCACCTGCTGCAGATGTTCCTGGTTGACCGCCTCTAGCTGATAGGTTGCCTGATGTTACTACTATGTTGGATACAGACGATGTCTCTGGTGTTAAGCATACGAATGATTTTTCTCCATTACTACCTGTTGTAGTTACTCCTGTTGGTCCTCCCGTCCCTCCAACTCCACCAATTCCTGTATAGATGTATAATAAGTTAGGTAGTGTGTTTGCTTGAAATTGAGCTTTCATAAGTACTCCTCCTCCACCTCCTCCACCTCCACCTCTTGTAGCAGAGTTTACTTGAAATCCTCCTCCACCTCCAGCACCACTTCCTAGACACCATATGTACACTAACTTCGCACCTCTTGGTTTAAGCCATGTTTCCCAAGCGCCTGCGTTTGTAAATGTTTGTGTATTTACATTTCCGCTATTCTGAAAGTATGATAAATCTAACATTTAAAATATTGCTGTTATTATTACTAATCCATCTCCGCCTTTACCACTATTTGCTGCTGTACCGACGTTTGCTGTAGCAGCTCCACCACCTCCACCTCCACAACCGTACCACCCATCACCTCCTCTACCTGATGTGAACGATCCACTTGCTTGGCCAGATCCCCCTGCTCCACCTACTCCGCAAAGTGGTGCTAAACTACCATACCCACTATCCCCTGGATTTCCAGCTCCTATTAGAGATCCCGTTAATCCTCCAGGTACGTTATTTAATAAAACTACACTAGCACTTAATATGCTACCTCCTGCTGCTGCAGTATAATTACCTAGGGTTATATTGTTAGTTGATCCACCACCTGCTCCTCCTGTTACTATAGCTGTCCCTAGAGCTTGTACATTTGTTATTGCGAGTGTACTAGCATTTGTGGATGCTCCGCCAGCTACACCTGCTACTAAATTTAAGACTCCTAGTGAGGTGAAGGGAGAGGATCCTACTGTCCATATGGTTGCTCCTGCACCACCGGCATTTGTAGTCGTCGTTGCCGCCGAAGCTCCTCCTAGTGCCGCTATTGTTGACGATGCAACTAATAGTGTTGTTGCTGTTGTTGATGGTGCTAATGCTACGTAGCTTATACCTCCTGAGTTTCCTGTTGTATTAGCTACTTGTGGCGCTCCTCCTGGGCCTGGTTGAATGTATAGTGTGTCGGGTAG